CAGATACACGTAATAAAACGTATTTGGAACTTTGTCAGAGAATTTCTCTGATCAGTACTTCACTTGAAAGAGTGTTTCTGATTCTAGATCCGTACGCAAAACTTAGTAATTGTATAAAACAATCAATAAGAGATGAATTCCAATCCCTCTCATCCAAGTTCTTAAATAATATTAAGAACGAAGGTAAGAAGGAAACTGCTCGAAAATATAAAGAATATTATAGGATAGCCACATGTCTAGCTCTTGAACAACAATTCAATCCAATGAGTTTCACTAAATCTAACAAAGATGGAGTTCCACGTGACTTAATTCCTATTGTTCCTTTATTAAAAGGTTCAATATGGGAAAAGAGACTCGGACTTACCATTTGTCGTTTATACACTTTAATCAAGATTTCTCCTGATTTAGATGTGACAAACGTTGTTAAACCTAGTAGTGTTCAAGTAGATGATAATTTTGTTAATCACTTTACAGAATTTGTGAATTCTGTAATCGAAACAATCCCAGTACCAGTTGTTGAAGAAGCTGATTTCAACTTTGGAGCCCATAAAGGGCCCAATGGAGAAGCAGTTTTGACTTCGCACTACGACGCAGTTGCAATTAAGAAACTGGGTCTTAGTGACAAATGGAATGAGTTAGCTTCGTTACTTGAACATCCTTTACGTTCCAGTTTCTCTAATATGAGTTCCCAAGAGGGTCTCCCAGAAAATCTCCATATCGGTAAAATTTCTTTCATCCCTGAGAAAGGAGGAAAGACGAGAATAATAGCAGTACCAGACTTTTGGACTCAACAATTGTTGAAACCAATACATCAAAGTATTGTTAAAGTTCTCCGTAAGAAATTTCCAAAGACAGATTCAACATTTGATCAAGATAAGGCCTTTAAAAGGGTTCTTAAAGAGACAAATGGTAAGAAAGTCTTTAGTTATGACTTACGTGCCGCTACAGATAGATTTCCCTTTTATCTCCAACACCTAGTTTTCACTAGGCTCTTTGGTTTAAAGGTTGGAAACCTTTGGAAAGAACTCTTAGTAGAAAGAGATTGGTACGTTCCAAAACTCAAGTCTTCCATAAGGTGGGCAGTAGGACAACCATTAGGATGTTACTCCTCTTGGATTATCTTTACCCTCACCCATCACATTATCATACAATATTCGGCATTGTTGTCGGGCATTAAGCCATTCGACGATTACCAAATATTAGGTGATGATGTGGTTATATGGAATGAGCACGTTGCCTATCATTATGAATCGATCCTGAGCAAATTGGGAGTAGAGATTGCTAAAGACAAATCCATAATTAGTATCGACTTCAAGTCCGCAGGTGAATTTTCTAAAAGATTATTCATCCGAGGACAAGAAGTTTCACCACTTTCTCTTGAGGTTATGGTTCAAAGTCAGAAATCGCTTTACGCTTTTCCTAACTTATTATCACAAATCCAAGATAGATGGGAGATTCATAAAGATCTCTCTGAACTCTATGCTTTGTGGTCCTTTCCTCTCAAAGAAAGAAACTTGCTTCGTATACTATTTGGGTTGCGTCATTTACTAAAGGGTCAAACCTCTAGTCCATGGTGCGTCTACGGTAACCTTGACACCCTATTAGAAGGGCTAATCGACGAATTATCGGAGATCCAAGTAGCATCCACATTTACCAGAAAACCTTCTAAGATCAAAGGAATGGTTGCCGCTTTTGGCGAAAACCTCTATTCTTCTGATGTACTTAAAAGGGAATTTGATAGATTGGGGATAGTGGTTTCAGAATCACTACTTAAGCCTCCTATGGGGTATGACGACGAGGACCCACATCCAATCTTATTAGCATTAACTGCTAGAAATAAACTTGAATTAAACAATATGGGATTAGAGACTTTTACACAAGA